TGCCAATGAATTTTCTTTCATCTCTCTTAAACTCTCTGAACTTTGACCACCTGTTGCAGGCACTACATTTGTAACTGCTACAGAATTTTTAGTAGCTCCTACAACAGTAGAATCGAGCGCACTATCATCAATTGTAAAAGAAATATCTGATATATTCCTAACCTCACCTTGCGCTACATTATCATCTGTACTACCACCATAAGAATATATAACTGTTAAGGTAGTATTTTGTGGTGCTTGTCCATAAGTCTTTGTATTTAGAAAATTTGCTGGATCAAATGCAGTATCAAAATTGTTTACTCCTCCTGGAAGTGAAGATCCAATATTATCTGGATTTGGAACCAGTTCTTCATCTGGACTGTCCGAAATACCCGCACCAAACCTCAATTCAGTCTTATCAGTTCCGTTTATAAATCTTGTAAATCGTCTAGCAACCTTTTTAAGTTTTAGTAAATAAGGTGAAGTATCATTATATTGTGATAATTCTGGATCGGTAGATGAATTATTCTCTGTTTCTGTAAATACCGTATCTTGTGCTAAAAATCCTACTTCATGCCAATCATTTCCATCACTGTCTGTTACACTAACAATATCCATAACATTTTTATTTGCAAGAGTAATCTTAGAATACTTAGTTGCTCCAAGAAAATCAAAATACTCTGTAGCCATTTTACCACTTACAACTTTAGTACTCTTTTTAAGTAAATATTTTGTTGGTAAATTAGTAGCATTATCTACTTCAAATATATCTGTAGTAACTTGATCATAAGAACTTGAAAATTTAAAATTTACGTCATCTACCGTTCTAAATATAATATTATTTGATTGAGATTTTACCTGAGATCCAGCATTAATTGTTAATGCATAATCCATATCTGGTTTTACACTATCTCCAGATCCTATAGCAGGTACAGTTTGGAAAAAATCTACTGTTGCCATAGCTGGTGATGCTAATTTAGGTCTATATCCTAAAGATTGAACAATTTCATATACAGTTTTTTTCTCTTCTGCAAATGCTAATAGAGATTCTTTAAACTGTTGATCAATATAATAAGAAAGTACATCTCCAACATATGATGCCATTTCTATAAACATCATTCCTGGTGATGCTTCATTAAAATCATTATATGTATTTGGAAAATATACTTTTGCATATTCAATAAGATTATTTCTAAAACTAGCAAAATCTCTATTTAAATATCTAACTTCTTTTTTTATATCTTTAGCTGGCATTTACTTTCTCCTATACGTTACCACCTTCAAAGTTTAAAGTTAATTCATCAAATGCATCAGGTGTTAAAGTAGTACTAAATTCTATAGCTACATTAGCTAAATTTGGATTTGCAGTATCAAATGTAACATCTACATTCGTAATAGTTACATATGGCAACCACATTTCAACTGCTTCATTAATTGAATCTTCTATTGATGTTTTTAAATCAGAATCCATTTGTTCAAACAAGACATGATGTAAACTCGATCCAAATTCTGGTTGAGATACTCTTTCACCAGGAATAGTCAACAACAAGTTTTGTAAATTACTTTTTGCTTGTTCCTGTAAGGTTTTACTTTGATTAAAAAATCCAACACCTTCATTTCTTCCTAATGGAAAAGTTAAACCTATCCATGTGTTTGGATTTATATCATCTTGTCTTGTATTAGGCATTTATTACGCACCCCGTCTATTTTTAGTTATTTCTTCAGATTTCTGTAATATTTCACTATAATCCTTTGTAAGTGCATTCATAAGATCTTCAGGAACCTCATCAACACTTAATCCTTTTTCTTTAACTGTTTGTACTGCAGCAATATCTCTTTGTCTTTGTACATCACCACCACCGGCTAACTCACCAACCCTATTTGAATCAAATACTTCTCCAGTCATTGTTGGATATTCTTCGTATCCTTCAACTTGTGGACCTCCACCTTCACCTTGTGGAATTCCACCAACGGTTTCATTTAAAACTTTATTTAAACTTTGGTTTTTAGTATATTCCACGTATTTCTTCTTAGGTTTTTGTAATATCTTTTTAGTTGATACAACTTTATTGGATTTAACTTTAGGAATAGCAGCTGAAAGTTTCATGGAAGAACTTTCATTAATAAATATCCGTTTAACTTCTTTTTTAACTTCTCTGCGTACTATTTCTGTTATTATATTAACCAATTCATTTTTCTTCATTATTAACTCCTTTTTTTAATCTAAAACCTTAACCCAATTCATAATTAATACCCATATCAAATGCATTCTTTAGCTCTGAATTATATTCATCATAATCAGTATGTGCCGATGCATCATATCCCTCATCATACATACCACTTTGTACCCATTCCCGACCCTCAAATGCAGCTGCTCTTTCTCCTTCTGTCATAGATTGAATTATTGTATACCAATCATCTTCAACAGCTTGTTGTAATGCCAACTCTGCCATTTCTTCTTCTGTAGGAGAACTATCATCTATAACTTTATATCCTACAAATGGTACTGGTACTGTACCTGGAATCATTCCTGAAAGTCCTATCATATGTGTATTAAATGCCTGTACCAAATCATCTAAAAATTTATCTAACGAATCCCTTGGATAACTAGGTGGATAATCTATCCACAATGGTACTCCTGCATTAACCATAATAAGTGCACCATTAGTTAATGGTGTTCCAGGCACCCAATAAGTCAACAATCCTAATTTTAATTGTTGTCCTATTTTAAATACTGGCGCAACTCCATTTATAGTAGCATTAAAAGCTAATTTTAATGCACTAGCTAATCCAGCCTTATTACCACCCGCATACATTCCACCAGCTGCAGCTCCTTGTGAACCTCCAGGCGGGCTAGCTGTCATAACCGCTAAATGATATTGATCAGCTATTAAATTAGCAGCATCTTCACCACTTTCAAAGTTTCTCCAATTTGCTTTATATGTATCTTTAAATATCTTCCAACCCATAATATTATACCGTAAAGTTTTGTTCACTCAAAATATCTTTTACTTTACGCTTTATATCTGCAAAAGCCTTTGCTAGCGGTCCAGTAGTAGTTTGTGCGACATTAAGTTTTGGAATAGGACCGGCTGGAGTTGGTACTGTATGAATTCCATCAAGAATACCAATTAACTCTAATAATAAATCAACCAATACTTGTCCTTTAACCACTGGCTCAGTTGCTTCCACATTTCCTAAAAGTATTTTAGGTGATTCAACTACAATTTGTGTTGTAGCTATAAAATTTATATCATTTGCACTATAACAAAATATATCTCCACCATTTTTAGCATTAAATAGAAGTCTATCAGAATTTAATATAATTTGTTTACCATCAATAGTTGGAGTTAAATCACTTTCTATAGCTACTTCTAATGGCACCTCTTGATCTGAAGTTATCCATAAAGAAGACCCATCTGCATTAATATCTTCCACAACTGGCTTATTTGCATTTTCTTTTAAATCGTCCACATCAGCTGTTTTACCAAATGCTTCAGCGTCTGTAAGTTGTCCAGCTCTAATAATTACATTTGGTTCTAAAGTATCTGGATTAGATCCAAATTTTATAGATTGTCCAAATCTCCCATTAAATATAACATCACCAAATGAAGGATATAGTTGTCTAATTAAAGAATTTGGTACAAATGGATCCCCAACTGTAAATTCACCTGTCGCAGCCTTATTTGGTGTACCAGTAGCACTTACTTCTTCCGCATCACTCCCTGCTTGAGAACCATTAGAAGATACAAGTGAAGCTTGTCCACCACTATAACCAGGATAACTATTACTATTAACAGAACCTAACATATTAACAGTTTGAGTATAATAATATCTACCAAGATATCTTCCAACTATAACATATTCTCCAATAATAGGATATTGTTTAATGTTTGCATCTAATGGTTGAATCCACCCTAACCTATTTTCAGGTTGTTTATGTTGACTATTAACCATTCTACCTTTAATAGCTCCTATTAATGAATAGGTTGGTGTACCATCTGCTTCTAATGGTAAGTCCGCTTCTTCAAATATTACATCAATAACTTCAGCAGCTTCCAATTCATAGAATTCTTGAGATCCTAACTTTTGTTCTAACCCTGCTAATGAATTATGTACTTGACTTAAATTAGGTAATCCACCTTCAAACGGTTTAAATTCCTTTGATACGCCTGGTCTTGATTTATATGCCATGTTAATTTATCTCTGGTATTTGTTTAGCCTCAATTTCTTGAGTTATGTCATCTGTACGTTTTTGTAAATCACCTACAACTGAATCTAAATCCTTTACTAA